GATTAACTCTAGCTACTTTCAACCATGCTCTTAAATATTCACCACTAAAAAAATCACCACTAGAATGAATTCTAACTTTATCTATATTTTTGGTTATATGTTTTTTAATAGAATTATTTATTAATTCAAAAGTATTAAAAAATCCATCCCCATAAAATCCCCTATTTAAAGTTTTTTTAATTAAATCAAAATTATACTTTCTAGCTTTATATACATTCGGATATTGATTTTCTTGACTTGCGGCATAACATCGAAAAATAGTATTCTCGCCATCTTTTAAACTAGTTTTTCCGTTAGCATTCATTACTACATAGCTTTTGCATTCATTAGCATTAGGACAGGTTTTACCAGCTGGTAAATCAAAAATTAAAGTGTTTTTTAATTTTTTATTCCCTTTTGACATTTTTAATAAATCATTCATAATTTTTAAAAATAATTTGGAAGGTTAAAAGTATTTATAAAAATACTTTTATTTAAGGATGTTTAAAACATCCCTAAATGAAAGTATTAAAAAAATAAATTATTATTATCTTCTAATTCAGTTATTAACCCGTCGAAGTCTTCACTTGGTGGTAATACTGATAATAAAGCATTAACTTGTAATGCACCAAATTCAGATTTTAAATAATTTATATATTCACTTCGACTATTAAATCCATCCTCTAGATATCTATCTAGTGGAATACTTCGTTCTTTATCAATAAAATTCATTTTGTAATTAACTCCTTATTTTTTAAAATGTTTGTTTTTAGTTCAATTAATTTAGTTAACTCATTGTTAGCTTCATTAATTGTTTTTTGGTTAGCTTCAAGCTCACTTTTTTTAGTACAATAATTTTCTATATCTTGCCTACAATAAAAAATATTTTCTTTTAAAAAATAAATTCTATCATCGGTTAATTTTTCAATTATTGTTAATTGTTTATTATTTAAGTTCATTTTTAATAATCCTCTGGAAACATTAAACAAGTATTGTTATAATCCATCTTTGAATATTGTTTTAAGTCCATTTTATCCTCTGTTAATCCATAACCTACAGTTTTAATCCAAATTTTACGGCCTGTAGATAATTTATAAGCCGCTAATATATCTCCGCCATTTTCATTCTTAATTGTTTCATTGTTAAATTGTATTGAATCACTCTCTACAATTCCCCAATTTTGGCAAAAATATTTGTTATCAAGTATTCCGAATACTTCCATAGCAATTTTAAAGTCTTGATCCATGTAATGACTTAATGCACTTGAATAATGAATAAAACCAAAGTTCGATTCTTTTAATTTTTTTGTTGGTGTGGTGGTCATTTGTAAAAAAATAATATGTTTACCTTAATATGATATCAAATTACTGTTTATATGTAAGGTATTATTTAAGACATTCAATAAAAAAACATTCAAAAATTCATTCAAAAATTCATTCAAAATATTATTAGTTATTATTAGTCTATTTTTTTTTAAATTTTTTTTATTTTTTTTAGTCCAGGAATTTTTTAATTCTCAATAAAAAAAATTATTGAGAATAGGTAATTAAAAAAAATACCCGCTATTTTTAGCGGGTGATTTATTTTTAATCTATCTCATATTCTAAATAATCCTTTTTTGTAGGATTATAAATTTTAGCATCTGAGCAACTTTCTGCTAACTCTGGGTTAAGAGTATTAAAAGCGAAGTTGTAAGGATCAGGATCAAATACTCTTTTTAATTCTGCTTTATCTAAAAACATTTTAATTTTTAAATCTGATCCGAATTTTGAATAATCCAGACCGATTGCTTCAACTAATTCTAAATAATCAGAATCAATCGTAAAAATAATTTTTTTGCACTTGTGTTTAGTGTTCATTTTTTTAAAGTGATAAAGTTTTTTGAGATTCGTATTTTTTAATTATTTCTTCTTTTAATTCTCTAAATGTTTCTATGTGCTGTAAGCTCTCGATATTTTCGAGAACTTCAGCAACTTCTGCATCTGATAAATTAAGAAATAATTTTAATTCGAGATAGTTTAATTGAGACATTTTTTTAATGGAAGGTTTAAGGACTTTTGAACTTCTAAGCATCTTTTGAAAGTTGCTAGTTGATATTCTGAATTTTTAGAGTTTTGAATATCTACATAAGAATTAGTAAATATTAAAATTAAAAATCCTATACCATAACAAAATAAATTGTATTTCATTTTTAGTTATCCTCAAATGTTTGTACAAATTTAAAACCTGCATCTTCTAAAGTTTCTTTATCTCTAGGTAATAAGGTTTTAGTTCTAGTTAAATTTAGAATCCAAAAGTCAATAGGATCTTTTAGACATAAGTCTAAATTTCCGTATCTCTCTCTTTTAAAGAATTTAATTTCTTTACTCATTAAAACTGGTTTAATCATTTTTTTTTGGAAGGTAAAAAGGAAGGAAACAAAAGGAGTAAAAAATTTACTCCTGATGCAATTTTTAGAATGTCCAAACTTCATAAGCTTGTTTATCTTTAAAAGTAATTTCTTCTACTTTTGGCGTGTATTCTTCCCAATAATAGGAATAAGTAACACCAGCAAAAGAATCTCTTAAAGCGTGTAAATAAGCTTTTGTTTGATCAAAATAAATATATCTTTTAAGGTTAGTACCAATAAATGAATTATCTGGTTCAAATCCTTTTGGATAATGTTTCTTAGTAAATAAACTAACTGTAGCTAGTTTATCTTTTGAACTAATTAAAAGCTTTTGTAAATCTAAAAGCTTTTGATCATATGCTTTTGACATAGGAAGGAAGGATAAATTTTCTAGTTTCTTTTTTTGTATTTCCTTTTGTGTTTATCTGATAGACAAATTTTAAAATCTGGTTACCTGATAAGCATTTTAAGAAATACTCAAGCGTGAAAATTGGCAATAGTACTTGCCCATTTTTTAAGCTAATAGCACATTAGCATCTATCTGATATAAAAGCAAGTTTATTAACTAATATTTCTAACTCCATCGAGGATCGATTTTAAGAGGCCAAAATTCTCAAGGTACTAACATACCAAAGTTATATTACAACGCTATCACAGAGGCACACAGGCCAGTTTAAGGGCATATGGGGCGTAGTTGCAAAAAATTTTTTTTGTAGGGCCAGGCGAGCAACTTAAATATATATCCTAAATCTTTGTTACTTTGATTCGACTTTAATTGAAAGTTCTGGAGCTTGAATGTTTACTGTCTCTACGGATTCACCTATTACTTTGCCGAGGGAGTCTAGGATCTGTGCTGCTGTTTGTAATTGACCTTTGGATATAGCTTTGTTAAATAGACGCACTCTCATTGCTTGTAAGCGTGGAAGCATATTTTCTCTATCTTTATCCCAATCTTCGGTATTCCAGTGTTTTACTCTGCCCCAATCTTCCCAAGCTGTTGTTATTGAGATCTGTTCAATTTTTGAATGTTCGATTACTAGTTGACGAGTTGTTTTGCCGTCTAGTTGGCGTGAATATAAGCGTTGAGCACGTTCTTGAACCTTTTCTGCTGTAGAGCGAGCTACAAATCTAGGTCTGCGAGTTTTATTCGCTTGAGCTACTGGAGGAGTAATATCGTTGGGAAAGGTAGAAGAAGCCACGGACTTAATCTGAGAGGGGTTAATAATCGAATAATAACCTAAAAAAGCGGAATTAGGCTATAAATAGGGAGTATAGATTGAAAATTCTGTTATTTTTGAGTGTATGACGGTAAAAAACAAACCAGAAATCAGTTTAAGATACGCACAAGGGGAGGTATTTAATTGTGATAAAAGATTTCGGGTGTTGGTTGCAGGAAGAAGGTTTGGTAAATCATATTTATCCTGTATTGAACTGCTCAGAGGAGCAATCAATCGACCTGGGGAGGTGTATTTCTATTGTGCTCCTACTTATAGGATGGCAAAGGATATTGCGTGGAAAGAATTAAAGAAGTTAGTGCCGAAGGTGTGGGTTCAAAGTAAAAATGAGACTGATTTGAGGTTGGAATTGATTAATGGATCGACTATTGAGTTAAAGGGTACAGAGAATGCGATGGCATTAAGGGGTAGAAGCCTAGCAGGGGTTGTATTGGATGAAGCAGCGTTTATGGATCGAGATGTATGGGCAGAGGTAATTAGACCTGCTCTAGCGGATAAACAGGGGTGGGCATTGTTTATTAGTACTCCTGACGGTACTGCCAGTTGGTTTTATGATATGTGGTGCTTTTGTGGTGAACAGGAATGGGATGATTGGAAAAGATGGAGTTTTACTACGATACAGGGGGGTAATGTTGCACCAGAAGAAGTTGAAGCAGCTAGGTCACAATTAGATGCAAGAACATTTAGACAGGAATTTGAAGCTAGTTTTGAAAATCTTACTGGTTTGGTTGCTGTTAGCTTCAGTGATGACAATATTGATAAGGAAGTGGAAGACTTACATATGCTGCCATTGTTATTAGGTTTAGATTTTAACGTTGATCCTATGGCAGGGATCTGTGCGTATAAGCATGGCAACAATTTATATGTTTTTGATGAGATTATGTTGACGGGTGGAGCTACAACTTGGGATTTTGCTGAAGAGGTTACAAGGCGATATGGAGTGGATCGAAGAGTAATTGCTTGTCCTGACCCAACGGGTAGTGCAAGAAAAACAAGTGGAGTTGGTGCGACAGACCATAATATTCTTAGACGTAGTGGATTTACTGTTATGAGTCCTAAATCTCCCTGGAAAATAAGAGATAAGATTACTGCTGTTAATACTGCTTTGCTTGATGCAAATGGAGATCAGAGAACTTTTATACATCCCAGATGTAAAGAATTGATAAAAGCACTTAGAACCCTTACATATGCACCAAATACTGGTTTGCCTAATAAAAATTTAGGAGTTGATCATGCTTTTGATGCTTTTGGTTATCTTTGTCTACAACAATTTAACCTTGCAAAACCAGAGACATTAGGTCAGACTTCGTTTAGAATATATTAAGATACCTAATTCTTACTATGTACCATTCTACGACTAAGAAAAAGAAGAAGAAAAAGAAGGGAGGTAAAAAACGTAGTGAATGTTCCTGTAAATAAAACTCTTTACGCTAGAGTAAAAGCCGAAGCCAAGCGTAAGTTTAAGGTATATCCTAGTGCTTATGCTAATGCGTGGCTTGTACGAGAGTACAAAAAACGTGGTGGTACT